AATTTAATCCATTTTTATAAGAATCGTGTTCTTTTATCCAGTATTGTTCTCTTATATTAGCAATATTATTATTTATGCCAGACCAACATTCATCTATTATTTCTATTGTGTGTTGATCAAATTTATATTTAATTAAACTATTATAAAGTAATGCTTGTCTTTTACATTTATATGAAATATAATATTTTATTCTGTTGTTGAGGTTTATAGTTTGTCCTATATAAATTTTACCACTTGGGTTAGTAATTTTATATATGTATACTTTTTTAATAATTTGACCATTAAAAATTAATTCGCTCATAATTTATATATAAATAATCATGAGATATATTAAATATTTTGAAAGTAATTTTGATTTGGATAATCTTATATCTATTGCAAAAAACGTGTGTGATAATTACCCGCAGGAATGGGGAGATTGTTATAAGATAAATTCGACTGTGGCTTATTGGATAAATAAGAATCTTGGTGAGTGGAGAATGCGTATTTATCAGGTAAGGGCTGAGTTGGATTGTGAAATTTATGATGATGAGGAAACTGGGTATACGGATGAGCCATATCATGTTATTGTTGTTGATGGACATTCTAAATCTGACTTATCCGAAAATGGTAATTTTCACCCAGATAGAGAATCAAAATGGTATGATTTCTCTAATGTTTTTGTGGGTGAGAGAGAGGCCGAGATAGTTGATATTATATATGAATCTGAGCTTGGTGGTGAGGTAGATGATGATCTATTAGTTAAATTAAATGGGAAGTTATAAATGTATATTTTTTTTTATTAAATATTTAATATATATAATAAAATTATAAAATATATGATAGGTATTTACAAAATTGAAAATTTAATAACGAATAAAATATATATTGGATCATCGCTAAATATAGAAAGTCGTTTTCTAAGACATAAAAATGATTTAATCAAAAAAAGGCATAAAAATATACACCTACAAAGGGAATTTGATAAATATGGATCAGACTGTTTTATATTTCAAGTATTAAAAGTTTGTAGTGGTGATAGTTTAAAAGAAAATGAACAAACATATTTAGATGAAATATTCTCAAATAATGATTATTACCTACATTATTATAATATAGGTAGAGATTCTTCAGGTGGTGATAACCTAACATCTCATCCAAATAGAAGCGAAATAATAAATAAGATTAAAAATGGATTAATAGCTAAATATTCTTTAGAAACAGAAATTGACAAAGAGAAGAGAAGAGAAGGTTTATTAGGAAAGAATAATCCTAATTTTGGTAAAAATTGGTCTACCGATAAAAGGAGAAATATGTCATTACAAAGAAAAGGACTTCCTTCAAAGATAAAAGGTAAAACTTTTGAAGAAATACACGGTGAAGAAAAGGCAAATAGACTTAAAAAGGATCATTCAAAAAAAATGAAAGGTAAATTAGTTGGTGATAAAAATCCATTTTTTGGTAAAAAACACACTGAAGAAAATTTAAAATTATTTTCAGAAAGTCAAAGAAATAAGCCTAATAAAGCATTTGCTAAAAAGTTAAAACCATTTTTAATAGACAATGTAGTATATCTAACTTTGACAGAAGCATCAAAGAAATTAGGATTAGGTTATTTAACTATCAGGAATAGGCTATTATCCAATAAATTTATCAATTACACATATATAACGGACATATGTTTAATTGATAAACTAAAAGAGGATTATATTAATACTGATATATTATATACCTAATTCTAAATTTGATTTTATCTTGGTAATACCTTCTGTGTTTTTTATTAGAAAATCTTCTACTCTAAAATCATAGAAACTTCTATTAATATTCAATTCTATCTTTGGTTGGATAGACAAAGGTTCCTTGGTTAAAATTTCATTTGCGGCATCAAAATGTCTATCATAGATGTGAAGATTTTGAACAAAATGACAAAACTTTCCCACTTTATAACCTAAATGTGAGGCAACCATCATTTGTAAAGCCACATACTGAGTCTTATTTATAAAATTTGCAACTATATAATCCGACGATCTTTGATTCAAAGTTAAATCTAAATAAAAATCACTATCAATTCTTCTAACCGACCACATTGTTTCAAAAGCACAAGGAAATAAACCGTTAGTTTCCTCTAAGTCAGAATATTGGTACATATTTATTATATGTCTTCTACCAAATGGATCATACTTTAAGTTATGAAGTAACTTATCCATTAAGTCATATCTTTTTATTGTAGCACCATATCTTTGACCAATAGTATCATCGCCTATATTCCACTCATCCCACCAGTTTATACCCATATCACGAGCAACTTGTAATGAGTTGGTTTGTTTTTGATAAATCCATAAAACTTCCTTTATGCCTGTCTTAATTGCTGTGTTTCTTAATGTTGTAATAGGAAATTCTCCTTTTGAAATATCATACTCTTCAAATATTTGAGTTATGAATTTACTGTGACCTGGTTGTCCATCAGCATATTTTGGTCGAGGATTTTCATCCCAAGTTCCGTCGCCATCTCCATAGACTATTCTTTTAAGATTGTCTATATAATACTTGTCCGCTTTTATCATTTAAGTATAGAATTAATTTTTTTATCCCTTTTTAGAGATGTCATATAATCTTTTAAATTGCCAATAGCAATATCTTCAACTTTGTAAATATTTGAACCTTTTGGTAATTTATCAATATTATGAGTTAAGCAAGTAACTATCTTTTTAACATTTATTTTACCTAACTCTGATATACATCTATTAGATAGATAGTCAATATCATCTACAATAATATAACTATAGTTTTTACTTTCTGTTATTTCGGTTATAACTTCTATAGTTTTTAGATTGTTAAATTCATCTGTGCTAGGCAAAACTCTAAATTCATCAAAAGGTTACTATCAAACATAATTATTATATTATAACCATTAAATATAGTTTAATATGGACAAAACTCTTTCCATTTATCATTAAACAATAGACATAGATATAAACCTCCAACCTTTATGATTATCAATTTCACCATATCTTAGTTTTTTAAGATAATAATATGAGATATCATATATTGATGATAAATTTTTTAAACCTCCTTTATGATTTATTATTTCGTCATTATATTCAAAAACATATATAATTGACTCATCGTGTCTTTTTTTTGCATTTTCTCTATGTTTTTGTTTAAAGTTCTCAGATTTAACCTTTTCTTTAAATTTGGATGAATTTCTCAAAGATTCAGAGGACTTAATTTTAGTTTCTTCACTTCTTTTAATACCAGTTATGGCATCTGATATCTTTTTTTTATGCTCATCAGATTTTGGAATACCAACTAAAGACCTTTTTATAGCATTCATGTGTTCAGCGGTATTATGTCTACCATATCTTGGATTCTTTTCTCCTAAATTTATCTGTCTATAATATTCTCTCGATTCTTTACTCTTTTTATTTTTTATAACATTAGCCCATTTTTCTGACTTACTTAATGAATTTTTCACCATCTGTGAAACTGATGTTTTTATATAGTCTTTAGTTAAGTTACAAAGATTCTCTAAGCCAAAACTATCTATTGTTTCATATTCTATTTTATAAGCTAAACATTCATCATCAGTTTCAAATATTTTTTTATATTCTATTTTACCACCAGATTTTATGATACTCGATATTTTTTCAAATAGTGAACTATTATTATTTGGTTTTACTCCCTTTAATACCCTTTTCTCATGTATATACATTCTATTATCAGTACCCTTACCAACATAAAATACTCTATTTTCGTAACTCAAAGTATAAACATAATATTTCATATATAATTTTTATTTTATATATTAAAAAGAATAGTACCTCCTAAGTAATTCTCCATTTTTTATTTACCCATATATTTCTTTTTCCGAACTTTTGTTTATAACAGATATCTCTATTATTGTAAAATAATATCCATTCATTAATTTTACTTTTACCAAATGGATTTTGCCAATCGAGTAACTCACCTCCTCCATTTTCATACGCCTCTTTACAACATTTCAAAATCATATCAAATAGATTGTTTAACTCATATAAATTAAAATCTTTTAACTTCTTAAATGGATTTACATCCAATCTACCAACAATTTCTGATGTTAAGTAAGCACCAATGCCATTGAAATACTTTTGATCTAATAAAACCTCACATATAGGTTTATCAAATAATTTTTTATCTAAATTAGATAATATTTCTTTTTTAAAAGAGTCAAAATCTTTTGTTGGATCAAAACCTCTTTTAACTCCAGTAAAACCACCAACTCTATATTTAGGACCCATATACAAACCATAAAGTAAAAGTGAATTACCATCAGTAGTATCCAGTCTCATTCTAGTAAACTTTCTATCAGACCAAGTTTCTGTAGGAGTAAACAGCCAATTACCAGACATACCCATAAAAACAGATATATTAAGATCGGCAGCATCATGATACAATTTAAGTATTAGCTCTTTGCCATTAGAGTCGGCTTCTAACTTGAAATTTTCAAGTAAATTAGAGTCTACTGGTATATTACCTTTTTCAACGTGGTATAACTTTTTGAATGTTCTGTCTTTACTATGATGATTTATATAGTCAGACATGATTTTTATTTCTGGACCCTCAGGCATAGTTCATTATTTTTAATACAGGTAATATAATATTTAATATATAATTAAAATGATAAAAGTTTATGAGTAAAAGTATATTAAAAGAACATGTTATGAAAATAGAAAAATGTAATAGTAAAGAAGAACTTCACTTATTATTATCTGAGGTTAGGAATATATTAACAAATAATAGATCATTTTCATTTTTTATATCCAAAAATAAAATAGTGACAGATAAAGTAAAAGAAATATATCTCTATAATAACTCTGTTAAGGAATCTGTATATAGATTGATAAATAATATAGAAAGTGATGTTTTATGTGAGTGTGGTAAAAAGTGTAGATTTTTAGATAATAATCGTGGTTATAATTTTTTCTGCGGCGATGATAAATGTCAATATGTAAATGAAAAAAGAAAAATGTCAATTAAAGAGACTTTTGAGAAAAAGTACGGTGGACATCCTATGAAAAGTGAAAAAACAAAAAATAAACTCAAAAAATCCATGTTTGACAAATATGGACATGATAATATAATGAAATACTATTCAGAAAATAATATGATAGTGTCTCCATTTGGATTGGAATCTGTGAAAGAAAAAATTAAAGAAACTTTTGAGAAAAAATACGGTGGACATCCAATGCAATCAGATGAGTCTTTTGAGAAAAATTTAAAATCAAGAGTAAAATTTAAAGAATACCTACTACCATCAGGTAAGATTGTAAAGTTACAAGGGTATGAATTATTTGGAATTGAATACTTATTGAATAAATACAAAGAATGTGATATAATACAAGGTGTTAAAGAAATAAACAAAGAGATAGGACTTATCTATTATATGCAAAATGGTAAAAAAAAGAAATATTACACAGACTTCTATATTAAAAGTGAAAATAAAATATATGAAGTAAAGTCAATATGGACTTATAAAGCAAACATTAATAAAAACATTCTAAAAAAGGAAGCCTGTGAACAGAAAGGTATAAATTTTGAGTTTCTAATATTTGATTATAAAGGGAATAGAATAACTAAATTTTAGTTACAAGTTTTCTTAACCCATTTAACTAAAATATCACCGTGACATGATTTACCACCACCGCCTAAGTTTTTACACCAACAACCAAGAGTTTTGTCTTTCAATTCACAAAGTGAATTCATTAGTTCTTTATTAGAAAGAAGATACTCTTCATAAGCATCTACAATTACTTTTCTTGATGTTCCTTCAGGAAACTTTTCACGCAACTCTTTTGGATAAGCCCACTTATTATACCTTCCATTTGGAAGACGACCAATATAAATATCATCAGGATCTTCTGGTACTTCCGGTATCACTAATGGTGTTGATGTATCATTCTCAGCAAGATGGACGTATGATAATAGTGTTGGTGCTACACCTACATCAACGAAATTTAATGTCGCGCCTTCTACAACACTTTCAAATATTACAACTCTTTATATAAATAAAGATTCGATAGGTGGTGGGCCTGGAAGAAATGGTATGTTAAACGCACTTATTGTAAATAACTATATTCAAATAACACAAACTGATAATACCGTAATTTATAGCTATTATAAAGTAAATAGTGTTAGTTTAAGTGGTAGTGTCTATACTGTAGGTGTAACTGATCAGTCAAGCTCATCTGTGAGCATTAGTAATGGCACAATATATACTATTTCACTTGGTTTTGGTGGTAGTACTAGTGGTGGTGGTGGTGGTAGTGTTACATTAAATAACAATACTAATAACTTTATTGTTACAATGTCTGGTACAGCTTCTACATTAGATGGTGAGCCTTATCTTCAGTATAATGCTTCAACTAATACGTTTTGGCAAGACGCTCCGGGTCACACATTCCTGGGTACTTCTCCACTGTTTGGTGTATCATCGTATATAGCGAGTGTTAATACTTTAACTCCTGGTAGATATAATGGTGAGATAATATTTGGTCGAGTTAATAGTGTATTGAATGATGGTGGTAATGGTATAAATTTTGGACAAATAGTTTATCTAAATGCTGGTGGTTTTTGGGATTTAGCTAATGCAAATGGTTATGGTAATGAATGGAATGAAAATCTATTAGGTATTTGTCTTGGTGATGGTGCTGGTAATTATACTGCATCTCCGGGTGGTAACATGGATATTCTATTAAAAGGATATATTTCTACTGACTGGTCTGCTGCTTTATATACAGCTGCTTGGAATGCTACTAGAACAGGACAACCAATCTATTTAGCTGGTAGAGATACTTATAATCCTCCTTTTAACGTAGCGTGGGGTGGTGGTGATTATGATATAAATGGTCCGGGTTATACAACTGGTGATACTATAAGAGTTATTGGTTATATTGTTTATAATCCAAACTCTTCAGCTCCTGGATCACCTGGACCTAATTCACCATCGATACTTAGATTTGATCCAGATCAAAATACTTTCTATCATCCATAAAAAATTATAGTATTATATGCCTTTACAGTCAAATGATTTTTATATAGGTGGTGCGAAGATAACGTATGGTACAGATTTTATTGTTAATAAATGTACCTATCGAGCTTATAGTAGAGCCAAGTTTAATGGTGTTATTTATGATAACATAGATACTATTTACACTAGAAAAGGTTTATATTATGGATTCGATGTTCTTAATGGTGATTCACTTGACACTGGAAAGCCTACCGATTTTGGTAATATTGGATCTGCTGGTAGAGTTTCAGGCAAGCTTCTTAATGAAGTTTTATATGATAGTATTAGTAATTCTATTTTTTTTGACGGTACCAATAACTTCTTTCAGTTTGATTTTATTGATAGACTTGTTTCTAATGAACTTACTTTATCTGTTACGTTTAAGATGGATTTTGTAGCTGAAATATTTGATATAGTTTCGCTTTATAATTATTACTCCGGTAGTGAAAATCCTGTTGAGTTTCCATTAAAGTTAGGCAGGGATAGATATTCAAAAGGAGAAGGTATTACTTGGCAAATACCAAATCTTGGATCATCTGGTGATGCAGGTGGCCAACCAATTTTTACTAACTATAATACTCAGGCAGGTATATGGTATAACGCTGTGATTGTATTAAATAGAAAAGGAAGTTGGAATTCATATCTTAATGGTAATCTTGTTGATTCTGGTAATACGTCTCCTTTTTATGGATGGGGTATTAACTCTTATAATCTAGAACTTCAAGGTAAATTTAAAACGCCTTGTTACTATTCTAATATAATGATATATGATAGAGCTCTATCTAGTGATGATATAACCTATAACTATTATAAAATATCTGAAAACTACCCACTTGGATAAAAAGTATAACTAATTTATGTTTGAAAATAGACACTTTATAGTATTTGATGTTAGTGAGTTAAATAAGATTGATTTTACTCAAGTTTTGGAAACAAACTCTAATACAGTTAGAAAATCGTATGATAATACACAGACTTTTGTTAAGTGGGATGGTGCTACACCAAGTTGTATCGATGATCTTACAACAAAGCAAGGTCCTTATAACTATACTAATATGTTAATTTTACTATCTACTGAAACTTGGATAGGACCAACTGGTGGTACTGGTAGTAATTAATTAGGAGTGGCTACTCCTCTTTTTGAAACAACAATAGAAGCCATTTTGTTTGCCCATATTATAGATGATTTTATATCACCCGACTCAATATACTTTAATATGAAAGAAGCGGTGAATGTATCTCCTGCGCCACTAACGTCAATTGTTTCCTGTGGATTTGGACTTGGAAATATCTCTTCATTGAACTTAGTACCCTTGCTTCCCAATGTGACTAAAATATTTTTAGATTCTAATAATTCTGAGTTTTGAACAGACTCTTTCTCATTCAGTTTTACAAATGTGTAACTATCTGTTATTATTTTAGATAGCTTTCTCTTTGAATCTAAGATGCTAATCTTGGAGTTTTTACCAATCAATACTATATCATCATCTGATAAAAAACCTTTATAGTAATCACTCACTATCACTATATCAAAACCTGATATACTAGATAGTAAATCATTTGTTAGTTCTATAGGTGTTATTTTATTTTCTCCCTCGTCAAATCTAATAAACATATGATTACTTTTCTTTTCAACAAATCTAGTTTTTACTATAGGCTCATCTTGATACCAATGTGTTATTACTATATTTGGATTTAGTGATAGTAGATTCCTAACAACATTACCAGACATTCCTTCATTCTCAATAGTTTCTATTGGATTTAAAACAGGTACTGGTGCCTCTGGGCTAAATCTAGACGCCTCACAGTATATAAATTTATCTGTGCATTTTTCTCCTATTACTAAAATCTTAATCATTTATTTTCAATAATTTTTGTTGATGAGTATCCATCTAACTTATCAAAGAATATAACTTTTTTTACCAAGTTAGATCCTATAACTTTTTTATACCTATAATCACTACCCACTACAATAATATCAGCATTCCACTCTTTTATTCTATTACAAAGTTCTTCATCGGTTGAAAAGCTAACAGAACTATTTACATATTTAATAGAATTCATAAAATCAATTCTATCGTTAATATTATTAATAGGTCTAAGGTCACCTTTGAATTGTTTTACTCTTTCATCTGTATCTATACCAACTCTTACTTCACCAAACTTACTGGCAAACTCTAATAGTTTGATATGACCTATGTGTAAAACATCAAAGGTGCCATTAACCCAAACTTTTACTTTTGAGAATCTCCTTTCCATACTCTATATGAGTCCGAATCTGAATGTGTAGTTGATACTTCAAATATAACACCATCGGTTAGAGCCTCTAATTGATGAGGTTGTCCAGGTCTTTGTCTTACAATATCACCGACAATTAATTTTTGTTCAATTACATTTGCTGTTTCTGTATCTATCCAACGGTATAAAAACTCACCTTTATCAACATACCAAGTTTCATCTTTAATCATATGATAGTGCATAGAAAATTTAGCACCTTTGTTAAAACAAAGTAGCTTACCACAATAAAGTTCATTATTTTCTATAATAACTTCTTTACCCCAACCTTTAGGAACACAGCAACCTTCACTGTAAAGAGCATTAATAACTATTGGCTTTTGCATCGTTTATAGCATTATTTATTTGTACAATAACCATCTCAGGTGTTATTGATTTGGTGCATTCAAATTGTCTTTCTGTACCTTGATGATCAGGACACCAGTTCCAATCACTTGCGTTTAATCTGTGTCTATTAAAGCAACCATGACAAACGTTTTTATTTATAACTCTGTATGTATTTGATACCGTTTCGCTATAATCATCGCTAAAGCCAGATATTAAAACAACAGGTATGTTTAATGACCATGCTAACCAAGATAATCCTGAGCCTAATCCAACAAAGAATTCACAAGTTGATAGGTCTTCGATTAAGTTTTGAATTGTACCTGATTCGAATTTTGTAATACCTATTGGTTGATAGTTGCCCATAAATCCATCATTTTCTCTTGAATATAGAATGACTTCATAACCAAGACCATTTAGATAATCAACTACTGACTGCCAACCTATTGGGTTATTCCAATATTTTGACTGACAGGTTGAATGTATAGCTATACCTACTTTCTTTTTCTTCTCAACATTTGGTTTTTTTAATATTGCTTTTGTTTCTTTATACTCTAGTCCTAAAATATCAGAAGCTGTCTTTTGTAAAGGTTGTTTTTTGAAGTCAAATGGATGTCTTGCTAAATCAAATACATCATCTTTATAAAACCATCCTATTTTATACATTGCGTATAGATTATGAACAGGTGTTCCAGGTTGAACAAACTCTATATCAGGGTATGTTTCTATAAATAATTGATTCATGAATGTAGATACTACTAAATCACATTGATGTTTGTCTTTGAATTCTCTGATATACGGTATCCAAGATAGAGTGTCACCTAAAGAGCTACTCTCTAAAGATATATACACTCTCTTGTTTTTTAAGTCTAAAGTATTTTCATATATTAGAGTACCGCCTTCCCATACCTTTGCAGTCCATTTTGTGTAATATTCTCTATTTAATCTTATCCAATGATTTATAGGTACTGTATTACTGTAGTGACATCTTCCAGTTTCATCATAGAATTCAATTTTAAATTGACTACTTGATTCTCCCTTTATTTCTAAAAATGGATTTCCTACAAAGTTTTGAAAAATACTAGGCTTAGGAATAAAAGCATTATTCTCCATAGAAGGAAGCCTTTTAACTTTTTTGTAAAAATCTGAATATCTTTTAGAGAATGATTCGGATTCATTCTCAACTTTGTATGATAAATCACTTGATATTAAATTTAACAATTTAGACTTTGTTGATGATATATCATCGCTTATAGTTGTTATATATGTAGTGAACATATCCATATATTGTGGAAGATTTCTAGATAAAATTTTAAGACCGTGTGATATTGCTTCTTTCAAAACAAGTGGATTACATTCCCAAGTTGAATTAAACATAAAAACATCTGCCGCTTCCATAAATGTATCAACATCTGATCTTTCGCCCCAAACAGTTACATTTGATGGTATATTTTGCATTATAGGTGCCCAATATTCTTCAAAGTTCATCGCTTGATTGCCTATAAAATGGAACTGTATCTCAGGATTTGATGTTTCTAAAAGTCTTGCTAATTCCACACCTTCTTTTTGATTTTTACCAGATGTCCATAGACCTACATTTATAACATGTATTTTATTAATATCAAAACCTAAATTGATTTTTGAAATTAATTTCTTTTCAGGTGTCGGTACTTTATTTTCTATAGGGAATTGTAAAACTTCACTATAGGATGGCATACTTGAGAAAGTTGTTTCTTTATGCCAAGGTGTGCAAAATGCGTAGGCATCTGGGTTAAATCTTTTATGTGAGTTTGGATTAAACCAAACATTATGACAAGTCTCTACCATTTTCCAAGCTCTATTATTATCATATAACTCGTTAATTAGACTTGAAGGTACATCACTACCAAAACCCTCTAATATTTCATCAGCATGTATGATGTCTATATTGTTATCTCTAATTATTTTCATTACTTGGGTTTTATCTTCCCCAATTGTGAAGAAGTTCTCAGGTTTTATTATAGACTTTATTTTATTTTTTTGAACCACATAATGATCACTAAGATTCTCATACTCAGCTACAAAAATCTCAAAATCACTGTTATCAATAATTGATTCTATTCTTCTTAATAAGAAGGATGGCATCCCACCAGTAGATAGATGGGGTGCTAAAAACAATATCTTTATTTTCTCAGACATATACTATTATATTTTTTGCTATACTTTATATAAAAATCTACAATAAAGTTATCATTGTGAGTTAAAAAGTGTTGATAGAATTTAATATATACATTTATGAAGCTTGTAAAATATTTTGAATTTCATAAAAAAGATTTAGAACCTATTAAATCTTTTTACCTTAAAGATGAGTTAAACCCTAAGATATGGGATGATTTCAACTTAGATAATGAGGTAAGAGAGCAACTATTAAGAATTGCTCAGGATTTTTATGATAACACAGATTTCCCTGCAGAAGTTGTTGATATAGCATTCTGTGGTTCTCTTTGTAACTATAACTGGTCAGAAAAGTATTCTGATTATGACTTACATATTATAATTAACTTCTCAGATATTGATGATAATTATGAATTGGTTGAAAAGGCTTGTGATTATGCTAAAAAAGTATGGAATAGCCAACATGATATTAAGATAAAAGGTTATGAAGTTGAAATAGCTCTACAAGATGAAGATGATATGAAAAAAGCCATTGATGGTGGTAGAATGGGTGGTGTTTTCTCTTTACTTAACAATAAGTGGATAAAAAGACCAGAAAAGATAGACTTTGAACCAGATGAAAAAATGATATCAGAGAAAGCTAAAACAATTATGATGCAAGTTGATGATATTGAAAGTGAATCTGAAGAGGATAAATATGAGGCTTTTGATGAAAAGATATCAAAAGTTTGGAAAAAGATAAAAGACTATAGACAAAGTGGTCTTGAAAGTGAAAGTGGTGAGTTTTCTGTTGGTAATTTAGTATTTAAGTTACTAAGAAGAAATGGTTACATTAGTAAAATAATGGAACTTAAAAGAAAAATCTACGATAAACAATTTAAATAATATGGATATTAAAATATCAGAAATAGAACAAGCATTCAAAGACATATTTGAAGAAGAGGAAGGTGTTGTTAATTCAGTAGATACTGTTTATGAGATGTCAAGTGATGAGAAGTTTTATAAACTTGTTATATCAATACACGGTCTATCAACTCAAGATACTTCTATTATACATACTAAATTTATATTTAAAACTGACTTAGATAAAAGAAACCTTGTTGAAAATTCATTCATATATTTATATGATATTAATTGTATATACCATAAAATTGAATTCTCAAATATTGTTGATTTGAAGAAGAGAATAGAAGATATTATTGAGTCTAGAAATTTTGGTGAAGATCTTCAAATTCTTTCAGATTTCATCGAGGCACCCGCTATGTTCTTGAATTATTATATGAGAAGAGATAAAATAACTGACTACTCTATTTTTGATGTTGAATACGAACCTAAGTTTAAAACAACTCCTTGTGATAAAACCACTTTTGATTTTAAAATTAACATTAATAATAACTATGATATGGAAATGTCTATACATAAGATAGATAAAGTTGATCCAGAAGAGCTTGATAAGTATAAATTTCAGTTTAAGTTTATGGATGAGATAGAAACATATGAATCAGACACTTTGAAAAACGTTCACTTTTTTATCGGGGACCATATCGCTAAAATTCTTGATAAAAAACTAAAGAACAAGTAATGAAGTATCTTGAAAAATTTGTTAATTATTTAAACGAAGCCGCAGAAGATATTACTGATTTATCTAAAGAAGAGTTAGATGATTTATTGCTTCCTATGGTTGATATGGGTATAGAGTATTCATTCACTACACCAAGAGTTATTACCGAAGGTGAATTCTCTGGTTATAAATCTTTGAATATCCAATTTAGAAATTCTTTTGAATTAGGCCCAGCTGGTGGATATACCGAGCAAATAGTTGATCCTAAATTTTGGGACTTCTTGGATGAGTTAATATCACTTAAAAATCGTTTAGAAAGTGCTAGAGTTTCTATTGGTACAAATTGGAGACACTATATTATAGTTACTTTTATACAAAAGTCTAAAGTTGAAGGTGATTTGTTTTTAATACAAAAACTTTACAATGAAATGTCTGCTAGAACAAATGCGGCAAAAAGTGATTTTTCAAATAACATGACTAAGAATTTAGACAAAGAAAACTTAAAAATTACTGTTAGATGTGGTGGTGGTCTTAGTTCTGGTGAATATACTGATAGAAAATGGAACGGTCTTTTTAGAGGTATAGATTTTTCAAAATTTAATGTTGATAAAGAAATCACCGAAGATAGATATGGTTATAAATTAACTACTATTACAATTACACCTAAAAGTAAATCATAATTTTAATATATAGTGTTATAAAAATATTATAGCAGAATGTCACATATATTATTAAAACAGATACCTTCTTCATCAATTTCAACACCTACATCAGTAGATATTAAAGTTTTCAGTAATTTTGATGATAATGGTATTTTATATTATGTCGACGATTTAGGTAACAAACTCCCAGTTGGATATGGAGTTAATAATCAATTTGTTACTACAACATATAGTGATTTATATAACCTATATACAGGTAGCGGATTTGCAACAGGTTCTCATTATATGATAACAGACTTTTACACTATATATGAACAACCAGATTTTTATTTTGACGGCACGTTAAAAAGTGAAGGTGTAACAAAAACAAGCCCAGTGAGACCATTACTTGTT